GAGTCTTCCAATTGTACAATATCAGCCAATACCTGAGGTTGACCAGGATATGTGGGTGGTGGAGGATTGTTGTTTTGGTTGTTGTTATTGTTGTTATTATTATTATTATTATTGTTATTGGAGCGAGAGTTATTTTTCTGCCTTTGATTTCTGGCTCCCATAATCCTGTCCTCAAGATAATAGGATTCAGAATTATCGAACAAAGTCACTGGAACTTTATAGGTCTCCATGTGATGTCCATCTATCAATAGTAGATTAGTCACTCTACGATGCTCTGAGAAAAGATGTACGACGTCAGTATCAAACTCATCGACAATTCCCAAAGCCCAAGTATGAGGGATTTTCCAATTTAATAAAAACTGAGTAAGCGAGGATTTAGTGAACGCCTCTTTAAGAACAAAATTGTGTTGATTGATGACACTCATCATGCAGTCAACTACAGGATCGAAATGATTTACAGCCGATGTAACGACTCCTGATTTGCTCACTTGCCCAGCAAATAGTGAACAGATACGTAGCTCATCGCCCATGTTACTGAACATTTTGCGCGCACCTGCCATTAATACTGTATTGAATCCAGAGAACTTACAAACCTTAACCTTGGGAGTTTTAGCTTGCAAGTGCTTGTATCCAAACAGGAAGCCATCCCAAAAATAATGAGATGCTTCATGCGGTCTCCAAGTAAGATATGAAACCTGAACAAGCTCCACATGATACAAAGAAATTCGCACAGCGTAACCGCGAAGGCACTGATTACCATTAACATATGCCCACGTTTCCGTAGCATTGTCAACGATGATCGGTACCCTGTTCGAAACCAACCACGGAACCAAGTTCTGAGTCGTGTTGATAAACGGAATACTGTATCCTAAATCCGCCATATGTAAAAACAACGGTTCTAGGTTATCCCAACAGAAGGGTGATGGGTCCCATTTCTCTTTAACGATAACCTTAATCCTAACATTAGTTCGAACTCTAGTTCTCGTCAGAGGGCTACGAATTTCTTCCAACCAATTCCACAAGTACAGTAGAACTGAGTCTTCGTAATATTCGAGCATGCTCCTACGAACAATCCACTGGCAAAATGAAACTATCTTAAGAAACGCAATTTCATTGAGCATAATTATTCGCAGGTAAATTCTCCTTCGCTCATACCAATAAAGGCACCGGAAAGAGATAAGCCAACACGACCATAAGATGATCATGAAGGTGATATAGATATTGACGACACTTCCTACTAATGTTTCCACGAGCAAGAATGACTTCAATAATAATGTAGAGAAAATATTGAAATCCAAAGCAAAATAAACGCTAAGGATAATGATTGATTGTATTATAACTGGATGACAAACTACCCGATTCAAAAAGAAAGAAAACATGGTCATTAATTTTAAAATAAAGATAGGAGTTTGTTAGAGTGTAGTAGTGTTATAGAACTATAGAGCATAGAGTGAATACAAAATTTAACGCAATAGTACAGATCCTGATGTCTGTGATCCTTGTTACCGGCCTGTCGAACGCGAAGCACCTTTCCAGGTGTTGCAACATGCTACCGTCATCCCTAAAAGTAACACTTGCCCTCAGATAGGATTTCCACGAGACGGGGACATCATT